CGCGGTCAAGGTCGCGGTTCTGGTCGTTCATCTGGTCGCGCTGCATGGAGAACTCCATCTGGCGGGCCTTGTTCTGCTCAGCCAGCATCTTGGCTGGGTCTGCCTGCGGCCCCTGTGGCCCCTGCGGCGCGCCTGACTTTGACTGAGCCGCCAGCATCGTGGCCTGAGCGCGCAGCGTGTCAGCGTCAGCCTTCTGGTGGGCGATCTTGATCTCCTCAACGCCCTTCAGGAACTCAGGCGGCGGCTGCTTGGCCTCCTTCGGCTTTAGGAACTGTTCGGGGTTAGACCAGCCGATAGCGCGCAGTGCGGCCTTGTCGATGGCTTCCTCGTCGTACATCTGCGGGTTGGCGGCTTGCAATTGCTTCAGCGCCATGATCTTCATCACGCGCTGGGCGTGGCTGGATGTGTTGGGGTCTGCCTGCGGCACCAACTCCACATCATTCAGCGCCTGCATGAACAGTTCTTCATTCCACTGGAGGGTGGGCTTGCGGTTGCGCTCCCAGAAGCTTTCGGGATGCTCGCGGAAGCACTTCAGCAGCAGAGAAAACTCCTCGGCCTGCGCGCTGTGCATGCGCTTGTGGACGGCGTTCATGATCTTGGTGGCTTGGTCAATCATGGCCAGCGTTGTCCCCACGGGGGCATCGGCGCGGCCCTCGCCAACCTGAGCCTCCGAGGTGCCGCCCACGCGCATGCCAGTCTCGCTCATGTTCTGCACCAGTGCCATCAAGGCCTGCGATGGCTCTTTGTAGGGCAGCGGCATGATCGCCTGATTGATGGGCATGCCACCCGTCTTGATCTGAGCCGACCCTCCTGGTGGGATGCGGAAGATATTGGTGTTCTGGCGCGATCCCGTGTCGCTGATCAGGAAGCCTGGGAAGTTGGCGTACATGCCAGCGTCCAGCAGTTCGCGCCACGCTGCCGTGATGGCGTTGGTGGTGTTGCCCAAGATGTGCAGCAGGCCGATGTCGTAGAAGCCCAGACCTGGCACAAACGTGTATTTCACGAAGTTCGTGCGGGCTTCGGGCAGATCGGCGGTGTCCTGATCGAAGTTGCGGGTGATCGACAGGATTTTGCGCGACGACACGTCGATGGTGACACGGTACGGGATTTCTAGGCCAGTCTCCTTGCCCTTAAGCTTGTGTTCGTAGCCCTTGATGTCCAGTTCGCAATAGACCTCGTAAATCTCGCGGTCGCGGTCATCTGGGTTTGACGAGGTGGCGGTGATACCCTGCTGCGCGCTCTTGGCATCCTGCGCCGCATCGGGCGTGACCTCGTTGGGCGTGTCCAGATCGGTGTCGCTGTAGATACCAATGATTTGCAGGCGCTTGACCGTGCTGGGGCGCATGTACACTCGGTGCGTGATGCGCTTGGCATTCGACAGGTCGGTGGCGGCGCTGTTCACGATCAGGTTATCAGCATCCACGCTCTCGCTGACGGGGCGGTTGCGCAGCGGGCAGAAGTACACCTTCTTGAAGGATGTGCCGCCAAAACCGAGCATCAGCAGCATGCGGTCTGTGTCGGGGTAATATTCCCGCGCCGTGCTGGTCAGGTAGTGGTTCATGTCCTTCTCAAGGGCGTTGGCGATCTCGTCGCGCTCCACTGTGCTGCCGTTTGCGTCATCGCGGATTTTAACGGGGCCATCGGTGGGCAGAAGTTCAGAGCGCGCGTTGGCTTGAAAGCGCAGCACGGCCTCTTGCAGCAGCGGGTGGCGAACCTTGGACATGCCCTCGACTGGCGCACCATCGGCAGCGCCGTTCAGGCCAGGTATCTCGATCTTGAGGCCAAGCAGCTTGATGCCCTGCGCGCGATCCTCAATCCACTCGCTGCGGCTCTCGATGTCGTCAGCCACGCCACGGATCAGGTCGTCGGCAATGTTCTGGAGTTCGATGTCGTCAATCTCGTCAACAAGGTTGTCAAACCAGCCAGATGGCGGTGTCTTCTCGTTGTCAGGGTCTTTGAGTGGCTTACCATCCAGCGACAGTGTGATCGACCCGTCACCGTGTTCGATCTTGAGGATGGCACCATCCTGAGAGATGTCTGGAACGTCTTCAGGCTCGGCGTTGTCATGCTCGACGGTAACGTCCATGGGGCCAATGGCGGCATCCGCCTCGTCGTCAATCATGCGGATATTCGGGTTCAAGCCTGACATCGGGTTCCCTCAAAGATAATGGCTGCGCCCACATTAGCAGACGCAGCCATGAATATCAACGCGAGATGGCCTCAACAGGTCGGTCGGGCTGGTTCTGGTACTTTCCATCGTACGATGCCCTTTCAATTGTCTCATGGAAGATCACCTGAGCAATCCCCGCACCCGCAGGAATGTGCAGACCCTCACTCCCGTGATACAAAAGCTCAAGTGTCAGCCACCCGCACCAACCGTTCTCGATCACAGTGTTGAAAACCGAAAGCCCCTGACGCGCCCATGTAGACTTGTCGTGGACAATGCCCACCAGATTGTTCGGCATATGGAACTCTTCGATGGCGCTGGCGATGGTAAATCTGCCCGTGTTTGTATGTATGCCATCCACAATCACGATGAACTCACCGTAACTTTTCTCGAAGACAATATCCTGCTTGATGCGGATGTCGTACCCCGCCTCGGACAGGCCCCAAGAAACGCCATGTTCGCGGCGTTTCTCGGTAATCATGCCCTTGATCGGGGCGCGATACAAAAGGTCAGCGCCGTTGATGATCATCGATTCAGCCCCTCCCGCGCCATGGCAGCCATGCGCTTTACGACTCCGCTGCTAATGGGCTTTTCCTCGGCGGCGATGTCGACCAATGATTTCTCAAGGATTTTAATGCGCCTATCTCTATATTCCACATCAGATTCAAGGAAGCGCGCCCTGTAGCACTCCTGAATAACCATATTGGAATACAGAGTTACCTGTTCACGCAGCCGCTTGATTTCTTTCCACGGGTTCCAGATCATTTGTCATCCTCCAAGAGCTTCAGGGCAGCCAACACTTGGCTGACTCTAAATTCCCAGTCCGCTGCAAGGGTATCACACGCCTCGCAGTGATCGACGCACCTTGCCTGTGGCTCTTCATACAAAATTGCCGCAACCTTCTTTGCATGCTCCACGGTGAATTTCATTCGTCACCACCAAACAAAATGCCCACAACCGCCGTGATCGGCCAGAAGATGATGACCAGTATCGCAACGGTGACATGGCCCTCCTTCATAGTGGGGAACGTGTCGCGGACAGACTCGACTACATAGTCAAAGTCGGTGATGAACCAGATCACGGGGATCAGGTAAAGCAACTGCGCGGCAACCATCCATAATTCCATTATTCTTCTCCTATAATTTCAGTTTCATCAAAAAAATCAAAGCCAGACATATTCTCGGCCTTAAGCTCTGCGCTGCGCTGGTCGAGAGCCTCGACCGTGACAACTTTGGTTTCAAGTGGCGCGTAGTATCTACCCACCACCCGCACCTTGTATTTTTTCTTGGCCCAGCAGCCCTCGCGCTTGAGAACCAATTCAGCTTGCCCGTGGGGCAGATCGACAAGTTCCTTGGGGTCAATCATGTGCGCGCCTCGAAGGTTTTCTTCGACCCGTCAGCGAGGTGGAGGATGGTCATGGTGTCTCGCCAAGAGTATTCATCCTCATTGCGTTGCAGGTAATCTTCGATGGTGTCGCCGTCTTCAAGCTCCACCAAGTCGCCCCCATACCAGCGGTCGCCGCAGCACGAGCAGTCATGCCCATCCTCAACACCATCATAGTAGATGCCCAGGTTAAGAGCCTTCTGTTCGGCCTGCGCATAGTCTTCAGCCTCGATAACAACGAAGCGCGACAGGTCACCATTGGTGATGAATGACCCGCCCGTATTGTTTTGCCGCCACTGATAAAAGTTCATCCCTCATCTCCATTCTGAAATTCCTCAACGAAGCGGCGGATACCCTCCATGGCCATCGCCGTCTCGTCCTCATTCTCAATCACATAGATGCGGGTGATCCCGCTGTGACCCGCAGCGCCCACCACAGTCACGGTGTCGCCATCAATGGTTGCGTTGCACAGAACTCGCATTTTCGCCCTCCCCACGTTTTGCTTCGGTCATGTCGGTGCCGAGTTCCCAGATCATCCCAACAATGTCCAGAACGACATCGGCCTCGCGCCCCTCCCTTGACGAGGAGATCGCCAAAATCATCATGGCCTTCGCCATAACCTCGACTGCATCGTACGGCTGAATCTTGAGCTTGACGCATGTGTCTTGCACGGCGGAAGATACAGCAATCGCCAGTTGGATTTTCTTTTCGTCGTCGGTCATTTTTTCATCCCCTCGATCATTCTCACGCCGTGGCGTGTTGTCAGCATTGACGCAGACATTATCGCACCGAACTCAAGTCCCTCCTTGGCAGAAGAGAGTGTCAGGGCCGCAAGTGCTGCGGCCACAGCGTCGATTGCATCGAACAGTTCAATATCTGAACCTTTAATATGCTGATGAATCAGATCAGCAATCTTATCTGCAAGATCAATCTTGCTCATAATTTTAATCCTCATGCGTTGTAGAGCGGCACATCTCCATTCCCATGGAACACCTTGCTGCTCTCGATTTCAGCCATTCGTTCTGCGGCTCGTGTGAGCATACCCACATCTCGCAGATGTTTCAAGGCCATACTTACAGTATCGACAAGATCGTCGTGTTTTCCGCGCGGGAACGATGAGGTCTGCCTGATCACCATCTCGGCCCAGTCCTTGTTGGGCGCATACACCATACCCTCACTGAAGATGTGCTGCACCGAGTACAGGCGGGCCACCTTGTCGAGGGTCTTGGGGTCGTACATCTGGACAACGAAGTCCTCATTGCCGAACAGTCGCCGCATCTCCTGCGCCACTGAATGGCCAGCCGCCTTGTTTTCAATCAGCAGCACGTCAACCTTCATCCGCTTGCAGATGTCGGCCACCTTGTTGGTGAGGTCGTGGACTTCGAGCTTGTCCTGCCACGCATACATCATCATGGCCTTCGGCACGGGGCCGAGGGATGATGACTGAATGCTGCGGTTCACGTCCATCGGCCTGCCGTACCTGTCAACCATCCTCGTCGCCGCAGAGTCGGAACTGCCACCGAACACGCCCCAGATTGTCAGCGCACTGGGGTCATTCTCCGCCTTGGTCGTGTAGGCGGTGTCCAGCGATGCCACGATGTATTCGATGGGTGGATACTCAGGCCGATCCCATAGCTGCCACCACGCATCCTGAATGATGCCGCCGCCTCGTGGCTCAGGGCTTTGCGCATACTGGCCAGCGGTCGCGTATGGCCCCATGGCTGCCTCGTCGCGGTCAACCACATGCTCAGGGAAGCGGTCGGGGAACAGCAGCTCGCCGTCATCTTCGCGGGGGTCTTCGTAGCCCAGCATCGTGGGCTGCGCGCGCAGGGGGTCGTATCGCATCGGCAGCATGATGTGGTCATAGCCCATGCCACCCGCATCAAGGATCACGCCAGACACGTCCAGTTCGTGCAGGCGCTGCATCACCACCACAATGGCAGACTTGTCGGGGTTGTTGAGGCGCGAGGTCACGGCTTCCTTAAACAGGTTGGTGACCGAGAGGCGCTTGGCATCCGAGTTCGCGTCATCCACAGAGTGTGGATCATCAATTATAACGCGATCCGCCCTATACCCCGTGATGCCAGTGAAGGCGCAGGCCTGCCGTGAGCCTGTCGCGGTTGTCTCGAACTTGCCCTTGGCGTTCTGGTCGGCCACCAGCTTAACGATGTCGCCCCAGTGGGCCTGATACCACTCGCTGCTGACCAGTCGCCTCATGCGCAAACTGTCACGCAGGGCAAGTTCCAGCGAGTGCGAGGCGCAGACATACCGCATGGACGGCATGTTCTGCGGCCCCCACTCCCACGCGGGCCAGAACACCCCAACAAGCAGGGACTTCATCGTGCCAGGTGGGACGTTGATGAGCAGGCGGTTGTAATATGTGTCATCGTCCAGCATCTCGCCGCGCGTGATGGCTTCGAGGTGCGCGCAAATGAAATCAATGTGCCAACCGTGGACATAGGGCTGTTCGGGTTCGATCACATGCCATGCGGACTTTACAAACTCCGCCAGTGACAATTCGCATTTTCGTTTTTCAATAATTTTACGTTGCGCCATTGCGTCGATTGCATATGGCAGTTTGACTACGCCCACAGCAGTTCCACCCCATCGGCATCGTCATCGAACACGCCGCAGCACATCTTAGACATGCCTGCGTCAAGGCAAATGCGGCTCTGGCCGATGAACACACCTGGGGTGTGGCCATGCACCACGGTCATGCCACGGTAGCCGACATCAGCGCCCTCTGGATAGCGGTACCACTGGGTCATGCTCTCTGGCTGGTCATCAAGATCGTAGGACTCATCAACGCCGCCATGGACGTAGACACGTTTGGCATCACTGTAAACGGTTGGGAGGTCACAGAACCACTCAGCATCGTCCATAAGGACATCCATGTCCACCTCGCCAGTGAGCGGGTGCTGGTATGACATGAGGGTTGCCTGCCCGCCGTTGGCCATCCAGTGCGTCAATTTGTTGCCGCATATCATGTCTTCGTGATTACCACGCAGGCACACGGTGTTGGGCAGCGAGCGCACCAGTGCCACCACCTCACGGCTCTGGCTGCCGCGATCCACGTAGTCACCGAGGAACACGATCTTCGCCCCCTCTGGTATCTGCGCCAGAAGCGCCTTGAGCTGCTCAAGCCTGCCGTGGATGTCGGTCATGACATACGTCCTAGACATCGGACAAGACCTTCTCCAGCATCTCCAATTCCTCAAGGGACAACTTCGAAACGTCGATGGTGTTCTGCACCTTGATGGGCGCGTCATCAACGCCGCCGATGAACGTTTTCTCGCCGTATTTCTTGGGGTTCATGCGGCCCAGCGCCCATTTGCGCGTGTCAACCCGCAGCCTGCTGCGCTGCACATGCTCGCCGTTCAAGGCGAACGATGTCGGGTCATCGGCGTTTTTCAGCATGAAGTCATTGCTGCCGTCATCCGCGATGTTGAGCGTCTCCTCGAACATCGCATCGGCCCGCATCTGCATGGCGAGCGCGTACTGTGATGTTCGATCAGGGTTTGTCCTCAAAATTTTCATCAAAGTGCTAATAGCGGGCATGTGATCATCCTTGCAGATGGATCGGACGCTCTCGCCATTCACCATGCGCTCGCAAATCTCGTCAAACAGTTCATCAGTCATATTAAACAACATAGCCGCCACTCCAATTGGGATGGCGGCTATATATCATGAAAAGCGCGATCAGTCTAGTTGGCCGAGAAAGTGATCGCGTCCCTAGCGCCCTGTAGGGTACGGTGGGCGCTATGCGAGCCGTCCGCATACGTCACGATCCACCGATTGTTTAGTCCGCGTTGGATGGTAAGGCCTTTGTAAATCCGTGTCATGTTAATCTCCATTGTTTGGGTTGGTGGGGGCCGCAGCTCTCACTTCGGCCTGCTGATTTTTGTTTGCTTCACGCCATCGCGCTCGCCATGCTCTTTGATGGTGGCCTTGACCGTGACCGTAGCACTCTGCACGCCCAAGACGTTAGTACCCTTGTAGATCACCGAGTTGCCGTCTGCATCATGCATGATGTGCAGGTACGAGGCACCATAAATGCCGTCGATCACGATCACGTTACGGATCGTTACGGTGAAGTTGCGGCGCTCACCCACGGCACCGATCCAGTTTGACGTGGCTGCCTCCTCAGCGCGCTTGGCGGCATAGCCTGCAACACGCTCCTCGCCGCGCGCAATCATCGCCAGTGCAGCATCGTTCTGCTTCTCGGTCAAGCCACCCCACTCGTTGACATTGTCACGCAGGGTGCTGAAGAACTCGCCATAAGATGCTTTCACCACTGGGTGTGAGCCAGCGCGCTGTCCATCGTCGCGGTACGATGGCTCGAACTCGCCCTGCTCGAACAGGAAGTCATCGACGCGCTTGGCACCAGTCATCGCCATCCAATTTGCGCGGCGGGTCTTGTTTGCGTTCAGGCGGATGTTGCGGGCTTTTGCTGCTTCGTAGCGGGCTTCATTGTGGATCATGATAATCTCCATGTGTTGAGCGAGGCACCATGCCTCTGGATCAATGTGTATCACTTCACATCGTACGATGCAAGAGGAAAAATGCGCAGCCCCAACTGGGAGGAGCTTAGGACTGCGCTACCGTGATTGCGCCTGCTTGACGCGCGGCTCTAGACGGCATACCGCCAGCATTTACCCGCTGGTCAGGGTGTTCCTATCACCGATACCTGTCTACGATGTTATTCTCGTAATGCTTGACAATCTTGTCAAACAGCGCGGGGCTGACGGGCTTGTTGCGACGTGATCCGCGAATGTCTTCAATCTCCAAGTTGAACCACGCTGGCTCATCGGAGCCGTAGCTGTTGCTGCCGCCCTCGGACACGTCAACATAAACATCAATCTCAAACAAGAAACCACGAATTTCTACTTCCATCACAACACGCTCAAGCATTGCAAATCTCCATCTGGTGGCGGGGCATAATGCCCCATGTGTGTTCATTAACATTCCACACGGGGCATCGCAACAACTATTTTCATTGTTTTATTGGTCAGCCTCGTGAGGCAGTGCGCTGATGTAATCTGCGGCCTGTTGGCGCAAGTCCGACATGCCCCTGTGGGCGGTAAACCAATCGTGCTGCCAATCGCCGCCATCTACTTCGATGTGGCCCTCCCCATCGTCTTCAATGTGGATAGTGACGACCAGCGAACCCATGAGCCATTCTTCTTCTGGGCATCCGCAATCCTCATTGAGCCTAGCCTCGATCAATTCGCAAATAAAATCTGTCATGTCTGTTTCTCCAATTTTTCATGGGTACGGCATCTGGCCGTACTTTATCGCCCTCGCCGCCTTGGCCCTGAAGCCCCGCGACCCAATTATCTTGATGTACCGATGCTTGCGTGGCCGAGGCTCCAGATAGAAATCATCGCCATACTTGTCACGCATCGCCTGAGCGCGGTTCTCAACGCCCCTGAACTGGTCTGCGATGGTGATGCCATGCAGATGCTCCATCCCGCGAACCTTCCAGTTTGTGCGCTTGGCTGACAGGCCGTGGTAGGTGAAGCTGCATGCCTGATACACCACACCACGGTGGCCCTGCTCGGTGTCAGCAAACGAGATCACGATGTGGTCACCACCCAGCATGCGCAGGCTGCCCGCCACAAGCATGGACGCATCGTTCTTGATGTTGTGATCCAGCACCAGTCTGTTCAACTCAAGCACCGACCCCGCGAACTCCGCGCCCGCTATGCCTATCCGCAGGGGGCTGCTGGCGGGTGTGCCATACGTCACGCACCCAACCATCTCCCCACCCCTGAACAGGCCGAAGGCGTGGCTTATCGAGGGCCAGCGGTGGGCGTAATGCACCCCCACCACCAGCCGCTCGCACTCCGCCCGTGTGACCCGCCTGATCACACCTCCCACCCCAATTGCGCCGCGCAGTGTTTCAAGTCCGAAATCAGCTTGACCATCTGCCCCTTGGACGTGATGTCAATTTCAATCGAGTAAGGATCAAACGAAGTTGCCACAGATATTTCAACAATCTCCAATCTTGGGAATGCAGAAACGCTAATATTTTTCTCCATCATATTCTCCCATCAAAAGTTGTAGTCGTGGAACCGACGAGGCTGGTTGGCCAAAGAATACCGCGCGCCATCTCGGTCATACCACTTGCCGTCCTTGTGCTGGCGGATGCGCAGGACATCGCCATCCTTGTCTGGCTGGATGTCCCACACTTGATCTTTTTGATTTTCCATGTGGCCAAGGAACCCGCCCGCCAGAAATTTACGCTCCCAAGGCTGCTCTACGGCTGACATCGAACGAATTTCCAGTGTCGTCGCATTGACAATGCGCAGAACCTCGAACGGGTGAACGTCCGTATAACCAATGTGATTTGCGTACTTCATGCCGCCACCGCCGTGCAAACGCCATGCTCGATCAGTTCGCGGGCCATGCGCCCGTAGAACCCCTGCAACTGCCACACCAGTCCCGTGTCGATCAGGTGCTGCCATGCTGCGACCACTTCATCCTCGGTCGCATCCTGCGACCCCTCACAAATCAAAATCGCGGTCAAATTATCCATAATCATCTCCAGTGTTGAGCGAGGCTCAATGCCCCGATGTGAACTGCTTAACATACCCATCGGGGCATGCAAGCAAAAAGTTCGTAGCGTAAGGATAGCGAGACTGAAACTAAGAACAATTCTAACCTAACTCATTGATAAATAAGAAAAATATACATAGTATATATATATATAGTATATAGTATATATATATATATATTTCTTTATCTCTCTTTTTGTCCCTGGAGGGGGGTACCTTTTTATCCCTGGAAATGTCCCTGGATATGTATGTATATATGTGTCTCTATCCTACTAACTACTCTACGAACTACGAACACGTCAAAATATTGTTTCATTTCAGTATCTTACAGCCCAAAAAGTTGCTAACTACCCACCTCTAACCAGCCCGCTATCAACTAAAATGGAACCTCCCCATCGGGGTACCATACACCATTTGTGCGGGCTTGGGGCGCAGACGGGGCCGCTGTCTCCAGCAGCCCGATCCACCGCATAAACGCCACCAGATCAGGCGGCATCACTTCAAATCCCAATCCAAAACGGCAGATACGGCCTTGATCGACGCAATCAGGGCAGCAGCTTGCTCTTGGTTGCGCACCAAAATGATGCTTTTGCCATCAACAGAGCCGCAAATTATGTGCATGTATTTTAGAGATAGGGTTGTGACGGTTATATCGTCTGAGGGAGCATTATTAGCGTGAGCAATGGAATTGATAGTCAGCAGCATTACAGTGGTTCCTTCATCAAGAGGTAATTTTTGGCCCAGACCATGCACTGGTGGTGGTTGTTGCGTTTCTGGCGCGCGGCATCAATTGCCTTCTCCGCCGTATCCAGTCGGTCGCGCAAGTTTTCAACCAGCGCCACCCACTCGGATATGTTCTTGTCGTACTCCTCCAGCCTTCCCTCCTGATAGACGATCTCGGCGCGCAGTTGTTCGGTGGTCTTGTGACGCAGATCGCTGGCCATCACACATCTTCCCCACCGATCATAAGGCGAAGCTGCTTCTCTTGAGCGGCACTCGCAGCGGCCCACGCAGCGGCACTCGCAGCGGCGCTCGAAGTGTCCCTCGCAGCGGCCCACGCAGCCGCCCTCACCAAGGCCCACGCAGCGGCACTCGCAGTGGCCCACGCAACGGCACTCGCAGTGGCCCGTTCTGCGCACCACGCCTGAAAATGCCGTGACAAACGTTCGAGGGATTTTGCCCGCAAGCACCACAGCGCATCATCAAGGCCGTTGCTTTCCAAGATGGTCAAAATATGCAGCGGCTCGTCGTCGGCCTTAGCCTTGCCCAAGTGCGCGAGAAGTTTTTCCCACCCTTTACGGCACGGCGAAAGTTCGCGGATTTCGTTTAGGGTCGTGTATGCTTGATATTCCATCACACATCCTCCCCAACCAACGCTTCATCACAGTCGCCGCAGACCAGCCGCGAGCCTGCCTTGGCCCACGCCTTCGCATCACAGGTCGGACATGAATGCTTAATTTTGGACGTGTCCTTTTTCTTCTCAGCCTTGGCGATGGGCATCGTGAAGTACGGGATGTCAAACGGCATCAAGTTGGCCAAGGCAGCCGCAAATGGGCCATCGGGGTCGATCATGTGGGTAACCTTGCGGCCAGTCATCTTGCCGCCCACCTCGCCCGTGTCCGTGGGCGTGAGGCCCACCCGCATCATCAACTCGGCCCACGCCTGATTGTGGTGGCCATTCTTCGATGGCTTGCCGAACTCTTCCTGCTCCAAGTGCGTCATCTCATGCACCAAGGTGGACAGAACCGAGGCGATGTCCCGATCCATCGTGTTGGGGTTCAGGGCGATCTCGTGGGTCTTGTCGCCATCGCGGTGTGCAAACTGCTCCGCGTGGAAGTACCCGTGCGCGCCGCGCTTGCGGGTCAGCGTGAACATCACGGGCGGCAGGCGGTTCTCGAACAAGGCCTCGTTGAAGTAATCGAATGCCTGCTCCAAGCCCGCATATGTTTCGGTGGATGGTGTCTTGTAATCGCTCATAGCTCATAAATCCCATAAATTTCGGCCATAGCGGCCATTGCGTCAGCTTCGGTGTCGTAGGATGGCATGATGCCCCACCGCCCCGTGACCTTGTAAGCCGCGCTGCGCAGTGCATCGTTTTTCGATTGGCTGGTCAGGAACTCCAGTTCCCAGTGACCTGTTTGTGATTGATAGATATACATGTTTGTTTCCTCCTGACCCCTGATACATCGTACGATGCACAGGGGTCAAGCACTATTTTCAAATCTTGATTTTTGTTTTTAGTGTCTCAACAAAGACCCTAACTTGACTTGGAATTTTCTTCTTTACCTCGTGTGCGTGATCAAGGTCTGTGCAGAACTTTACATGGTAATCCTTCATTTCCATGATCTCGCGCGTTCTCTTCTTGATCATCTCCGCTGAATATTTCTTGCGGAAATCCTCAAAATCTTTGTACCCGTCAAGAAGTTCATGACCAATTTGCCTCATCCATCCAGCCTTGTTTTTAAGGAATTCTTTTCTCCTTTCCCACTCGTCCCTCATGACCTTTTCGCCAGAGAAGAAATCAACAGCCTCCTGAATAAGTGCATCAGTATCGGTGCGGGATACAACCGCATATGGGTACGCCTGACCGTCAGATGTTTTTTTGCGCAGCCGCCCATCGGGGTCGTGTATGTAGAATACGCGCCGCTTCGGCTTCGGCTTTTCAATCATACCAATGGTGACCATGAAGTTGATCACATCCCTGATGTGTTGGGCCATCCCGTCAATGACTATCCTGTCATCGTGGGCCTCAACCCCACAGGTGTTGGCTGCGTATTCCCGCGCCTCATCGTTGGGCTGCACTTCGATAATAATTCTCGTCATGTTGAAATCCTATCTGAATGATAATGGGGGCCGAAGCCCCCACTGGTTAACCTTGGTAGACTGGTCTAAGCGACCAGCCCCTTTGCTTTGATGCGGATGGTTTCAACCAGAACAGGCTTCTTGCAGAGGCTGATCTCGTCATCGGTCAGGAAGTTCTTGACCAGACCCTGATCCAAGCGCATTTGCTCGGACAGGCTCAGGACAAGGTCACAGGTGACCCCCGTGATGGTCTCCACGCCCATGGCCTTGATCTCGGCCTTGAGCGCGTCCAGCGCCTTGTTTGCCGCGTCTGCGGCGTTCTTGGCGGCTGCGTAACGGTCTGCTAGGGTGATGGTCATGTCGTTCTCCAGTGTGTTTTGTGTTTCGGTGTGAATGAATTAACATCGTACTATGCACTGGTCAACAACTATTTTCAGTATTGACAGAAATATTTTCACAGCGTACCGATGTGGCACGAACAACACAAACAAAGGATCACAGAATGAGCAACCTCGAAAAAGCC